GGTACATTAAAAGGACTGCGATAGGCCAATGATGAACCTGAGTGACCACTCCTAAGGACATCACAAGTTGCTGAATCACAAAGGACTTTAATATCATCAGCTGCATTATAAGGAGCACTATAACAAGCAATCACTTGATACACACCGGGTCGCCTAATGTAAATACGAACAAATGAGCCAGTGGAAATCAAAAGCTCAACAGGCAAATTACCCTCTTGTACATCAATTGATGGTGCTACAGTGCCTAATGGACTATTCGCAAAATTAAAAGTACCGTTAATAGCTCCTTCAACATAATAATAATCGGAATCAGTACTAAACTCAGGAATTCCGAGCGTTACATCATACTCCACAAACAAAGTACCCAAAGCGTTTGTTGTAAACTGACTCAACATCCAATAAAGTTTACCAACATCATATGTTGCAATATCCAAACCCAAAGTACTTGAGCGAACATAACGACGCTTCAACAGGTATGACATAGCTGCACCAGAAATACTTAAGGACACAGGCTCATGCAATGATGAGAACTCTTTATAATTACCTGAGGCAAAAACGCTTTTATCATACGGTGTATTATCATGTGCATCCGGGTCAAAGCACAACCCTAATTGCCCAACTTCTGAAGTGGCGCACATTGGCACATAAATAAATTTCAATTTATTAAATTGATACATTTCAAAATGGGTAGCAATTGCTGCCAACCAAGGAAATAGTGCCGCATTTCCAGGATTAATCACATAAGAACCGGCAGCAAAAGAGCTGGATGACGACTGCTTAAAGTCACACACCAGCTCAGAATGTTTTATTCTCAATGACCCTGCACCTGCAGCAAGGAACTCAGGTGGACCTTGCCTAACAGTAAAAGCATTAGCAACACCTGATTTTTCCTCCTTGGCTTCAAATCGAGGGATACCACCTGACATAATGGATTGTGGTCTAGATGTCAAATTTGGTTGACGACCCTTAGCCGCCATTTTCCCAAGAAATTTTAAAGCCTTGGAGGTCGCTTTATTCATAAAGTAAGAACCATCGGGTAAAAGCGGACCCATTAATTCCTGATTCTTACCAGCTTTACGCGCTGAACGTTTATTAGTTTTATTATTCATAGGTTGTAAACTGTAGAGTCGGTGGTAACCACCCAGTACACCACCGCGACTGTCAATCTGAGAGCTTTGTTTTCTTAGAGAAATAACACAGAGTCAGGCGAGCCCATAAATATGGTAAATCAATTATGCTCCTATTGCCGAATCGAGGATTGACACGCACGCGGCCTAAAATAAAGCACAACATGACCCGTTCAAACACAATCGATTACTGGGGTCAGAGGTGTGTCACGACTACACCTAGGTAATAAACCTATCCTTATTTTAACGAAGGTAAGGACACCTTAATATTATTCGGGGTCTGCCATTAGTTACATATTTATTTATAATAATACATATAATAATGTTTTTATTTGTTTGACAGACCATTCGAGCGACAAAAATATGGCATAGGATAAACTATGTTTTGTCAAGAGATGACAGTAGCGAATTTCTGTACGACCCACAATTGTCACTTATTGCCGGTCCATACTCCTACACGACACGTCATCCCATTGAATGTAAGATGGTAGATTCAGACAAACATGGCTACTTGTGTTCCACATACATAGAGTGGTAACGAACCCAATTTACATAGTTATCGGTCCTGCAGATCATTATCCTGACAGCTGGATGCTCAAACATATGGGCAATATCACTATTTCGAAAATGCTGTTCTATAGTAAGTTGCATAGGGATGGAAACCCCATAGGTTTGGGCAAATAATTGACGAACTCTATCGTCAGATATTATTGGGATCAATTCCTCATATCTCCGATGGTAAGTATCTCGTGGATCATAAATGGCTTCTGCGCCTTGAGTCAATTGCAATAAACGATCTGCTAGCACATTTATGATTGGACAGCCGGGAAGCTCATTTATCAAACTTAGAGCTTTAGCACGTAATAGACCCTTCCAATGACGAGAGATTTTAGCGTACTGGCAATGGGACCATCCTATCTTCAATATAACAGGACATGGGTCTCGAATTGCCAATAGTGAACCAGGTTCGAAGATTAATTTACAAAATGAAGCCTCCCACACATAAGTGTAGTGCTCAATCTTAATCTTCAATCCCAGCTCAGCAAACCATTCCGCTTGTAGAGGCTGAGATGTTTCACATAATCCATCATCACCCTCAACACAAATTCGGTGCAACGCACCAATGAGCGTTACCTTATGTCGCTCGCAGCATGTCTCGCACGCCATTAGATTAGTAAATCCATTACCGCAAGAAGTCGGCAAATCACCTGACTTCCTGATACCATGAGTCTTTGCAGTTGCCGAATCATGGAAATACATAACAAAATCCCCAACTAGCAACTGTTCATACAATTTCATGGCCGCTTGGTACTCGTAAGGCAAGTTTTGAACCATATAATCATATAGTACACACTCGCAATTACGCATTACATCTGGTATCATTTGACTTTCCCATGAAGTGTAATCAGTACCGTTGATATAACCCGGGTTCAGGCTAAAACGAGCAAGTAAGAATGCAGGCCTATCAATCTCCGCAATATGTTTAATGAAGAAAGGTGTGCTAAATAATTCATCTTCTATAGCATGAATCAATGGCCCCATCACCGCTTTAACTTCATCACAAATTGGGTTAATAAGTCTTGGAGCATTCATCTTCTCAAGAACTTCTGCTTTTACAAATGTCCTAACCTGTTTCCCTCTCTTTAGGAATGTCTCATCACGCGCTGTATGTCGTTCCAAAGCACTAGTAATCTCCTTTTTGCGCTGACCTGAATATGGTCTATCAACTAACCATTCTTCAAAAGTCGGCACGACTGTCAGCGGCGTGAGCCACTTCTCACACCATGCCCGGCTTACTCTTCTCAAATCAGACAAAGCACCGGGATGAGCTACGGGTAAAATAGGACCAAGTCGCTTCTTGAATCCTGCCCAAAAATTGATCGGACACAATAAATC